CAGTTTTCCATTTTGCGCAACCACCTAGACCACAATCCGGTCCTGGTGGGTTTTCTTTCGGTCCCCAAGCACCCTCCCGACCTGCTTCAGCTCTTTCACAGCCTCCTCCGCCTTCCATCATAATGGGACGACCTAGTTCATCCCAGAGTGGTCGGACAGCTGCAGGACCACAGATCCAGTATGATCAGGAACGCCAGGAATTGCTTCGAACTGTCCTCAAAACAATTTATGTTGCTGAAAAGTTGACCGCATTTGGAAAAATCGCTATAGATGTTGAACAGGCAACCAAGCTTGTTGTGGATGTAGCCACTTATCAAGGTCCAACTCTGTTCCCTATTGATGAATACACCCGAATGAGAGATTATCGAGAGTTTGCTGAAGATCATCAAGTCTTGCCAACCACAAGGCGAGAACAAGGCGTGTTTCATAAGTTGGCCCGCCGTTTGCGTTTGGACCGGGGGAATCAGTTCAGAGCATTTGCTGAGTATGACACTGTTCAGATCATAGCTATTCTTAAGAAATTGGGATATAGCCATGGCTTCCGAGCCGCTGTTTATAATCATATGATCACTAAAGTCATTCGTGATCCAAAGCTCGCTTCTGCAAAAATTTTGAAAGATAATGGCAAGATGCAGGCAGCACTCAAAGCTCGCATCACTCGAACTGTATCCGAATGGAAAGACTCCCAAGGTAATTCTGTGTTTGACCTTCTACGTACCAATCCGGTTGTTTATGAAAATACAGTGATGTATCTCATGAACTGGTTTTCCATCTATGACTACCGAACAAATATTTCTCAACCTGAACCAGAAATAGGTGCCGTCGAGTCGGTTTTTCGGATGGCGGGGCGCGCTGTGAAACCCCTCACTTCTGCGCTCCGGGGCGTTTCCATCTAAAGCAGGGGTTTGTCAATAAAGCTCATCGATGGAATGGTCGTTTCCTCATTGTTCGAGGCCGCCAATTTTTCAATTCCCACCTTCAACTTATCTTCCCTGATCAACACATGTTTGAACCCAATTCTTTTTATTGGACTATTTTTGGTCCAAGTTTCTATCACAAAGGAAGTGGTCTCATGCCAGATGATTTCAATACAGCCCAGGCCCTGAATCGGCTAACTTCGTGTCGTGAGGCACATCGAGTTGGTTATTGTGAAAAACTCTTTCGAATGCAGCGTCAGGCAATTCGCTCTCCCCAAATTCAAGCCATCTACGATTTATTACGAGAAACCTATCGCTGGGATCTTGAAAATTATCGTGGAAAGTATGAAGAGATGGAAGCCCATTACCAAGATGCCCACAAAATGAAAAAATTGCGCATTCAGGCACGTAACGAATTGCTGTTTTTTGGCACCGTTGCTGATCCATGTTACGTTCAAGAAATTCAGGCCACCTTCAAAATTGAAATCTGTAAACCCAATAAATATGGTCGTCTCTATGCCAATCTTGGCATATACTCTAGTCTCCAAGGTGCAACACTCACATCCATGCTCAAAGAAGTGCTCGCCGCCAACGTGATCAATGTCCACGGCGGAACAATTATTTTTGTCAAATCTCCAAGCACTCAGAAACTTCGCCAAGCTTTCCATCATCTTATTGACCCACCAGGTCGATTTTATGCCGTTGTCTTTAGTGATGACAGTTGTTTAAGCGTTCGCACAGCCACTGGTGTTCAGAGGTTTAATCTGGATATCAGTAGTTGTGATTTGTCCCATGGGGCAGTAATGTTTGAACAATTCATAAAGTTGATGCCTGCTTGGCTGCAAGAAGAAGTCGATCTCCTCGTAGAACAATGCCGACAAAATGTGGTCGTTCGATCACGAGCCAATCCCAAAAACAAAGTCATTCTTCACCCAGTTGATCCCTTTCTCCCTTCCGGGAGTGTTCTAACCACCATATTTAATACCATTAATGTCATGATAATCATCTCCCACATCATGTCTGTTGAATTCCTTGGCGGTGACACCATCATTCAACAATCTGAGCAAGTTGGCTACATCATGACGGTTGAAGATGCTAGTGCCCACATTGAGCAACTTCAGTTTCTCAAACACTCACCATGTATGGACGCAGATGGGGAATACCAACCTCTCTTGAATCTCGGAGTTATATTACGCGCATCTGGTCGATGTCAACGGGACCTTCCAGGTTCTGGTGCCATTGAACAGCGTGCTCGAGCGTTCCAAGCTGCTCTGCTTCAAGGAGCTTACCCTTATGTTGCATTCCCATTCATTGACAATATGAAAATCGCCGTCGATTGCAAAATTCCAAGTTCTATATGGAAACACCCATCCTTGGTTGACTTGACCATGAAGGTTGAGTCAGATGAAAAAGATATTCTCTTTTTCTCCAATGAAGATGTATTCCGAAGATACAATCTATCTGATTATGAAATTGAGTTGCTCTCTATCGAAATTGCATCCCTCAATGTTGGAGAACGCGCTGGCAACTCTGGAGTTGACAAGATCATGAAAATCGACTATGCCTACGAGCCAGTCTTCTAGGTTCGTTGATTTATCATCGTTTTGTCACTCCATTTCTCCCCTCCCCTTCCGTTCTGGACTCTCTTTGAGAGATATAACATGGCA